CCGGTATGCTCACGCGCAAGCCCGTCAGGCTTGATGACACTGCAGACGTGATCCGCGAGCAGTTGTTTGATGTTGACATGCTCGGCAATGACCTCAACGTCTGGACATACGAAACCACTCGCAAGATGATCCGTTATGGCCACATTGGTGTACTGGTGGATGCTCCAAGTGATGGCAATGGACGCCCGTATTGGGTGGCATATACGCCGCGTGAAATCCTCGGCTGGCGATCAGAGCAGCAAGAAGGCCAGCAGGTATTGACGCAATTGCGCCTGCTTGAGCACGTCAACGTACCGGATGGTGAATACGGCGAGAAGGTAGTTGAGCAGATCCGCCTGCTGACGCCTGGTGAATTCCAGCTGCATCAAAAGCAAGACAGCGGTGAGTTTGAACTGGTGGATGAAGGCACCACTAGTTTGAGTGAGATTCCATTCAGCGTGGCATATAGCGGCCGCGTTGGTTACATGGAATCACGACCGCCGCTGGAAGATATCGCAGAGCTGAATCTTAAGGCATATCAAATCCAATCAGACCTTGATAACCAGCTACACATCTCTGCAGTGCCGATGCTAGCGTTCTACGGCTTTCCATCTAGCGCTGAAGAGGTATCAGCTGGTCCCGGTGAAGCTATTGCATTTCCAGCAGAAGGGCGTGCAGAATACATCGAGCCCGATGGCAAGAGCTTTGACTATCAATTCCGCCGGCTTGAGCAGCTTGCAGCGCAGATCAATGAACTCGGCTTGTCCGCAGTGCTTGGCCAGAAGCTCAGCGCAGAAACCGCCGAAGCAAAACGCATTGATCGCAGCCAAGGCGACAGCACCATGATGGTGATCGCGCAAAACATGCAAGACATGATCGACAACTGCCTGCAGTTTCATGCGCAGTACCTCGGCAATGAAGCAGCAGCTGGCAGCTGCCTTGTCAACCGTGATTTCCTTGGTTCACGCCTTGAGCCGCAGGATGTGCAAAGCCTGCTGCAGCTTTACACCGCTGGCACCATCACGCAGGAAACACTGCTGCAGAACCTAGCCGATGGCGAAGTGCTGGGCGATGACTTTAACGTGGATGAGGAGCTTGAGGCGACCGCTAATGCGGGACTTGATCTACCGACTGCTGGACTGGATAACCGACAGGTTGGTTGATGCGATGATTATGATTGAGCCCAAGCGCCCGCGTAAGCAGACGCTGGATTATCACATTTCAGTGCTGCCGCCGGAGATCCTAGCCATTGTGCGCGTCACTTGGTACAAAGATGGCAAGGCAGATGAGGTAGATCAGATCACATTGATGGAAGACGGCCAAAATGGTTATGACGCCTTTGCATCACTTGTTGGTAGTGCACTGAGCCGCGGCGCTAATGTCAGCATCCGTTCTGGCTACAACCCAGAAGATCTTGGCATTGAACAATGAGCACACCAGAGGCGCTATACCGTAATGCCATCGACCTAAACAGGTATAGCAATAGCGTTGCGCGGCGGCTCATCAATGCTTACAACGACATCATCATTGATGCAGTAAACCAGCTGCGCACGATTGATGAGCTAGCAGCACCTGTCAAGGCAGCACGGTTGCGGGCGATCCTTGCGCAGTTGAAAGGCAGCCTCGCCACATGGGCTGGTGATGCAACGGAGCTAACTGCATTAGAGCTGCAAGGCTTGGCAGAACTGCAGTCGGAATTTGTCACCGAGCAACTGGCGCTTGCATTACCGCCAGGCCAACGCAATGCAGTGCGCACTGTAGAAATCAGCCCGCAATTTGCGCAGGCGGTCGTCACCACAGATCCAACGCAGATCAATGTGGTTGCATTATCGGATGACCTATTTGCCGCTGTGCAAGGTGCACCGCAAACATTCAGCCTCACCGCAGCGCAAGGCACGATGATCACATTGCCCAATGGGCAAGTGGTAGAAAAAGCATTTCGCGGTATCGCCATTGATTCCGGTGAGCGCTTCAGTCAGGTGGTACGCCAAGGGTTGCTGACGGGTGAGCCGACACCGGAAATTGCAAAGCGCTTGATCGGCAACCTTGAGTTTGGCGAAACCGCACGCACCGCACGGCAACTGGCGCAAGCCGGCGGCCAAGCAACAGCAGTGGCCGACAATCAAATCTTGACCCTAATACGCACTAGCGTCAATCAAGTAGCCAACAGCGCATCGCAGCAGGTGTATGAAGCAAATCAAGACATTACTCAACGCTATAAATATGTGGCCACATTGGATACCCGCACCAGCAGCATTTGTCGTGCATTGGATGGTAAAGAGTTTGAATATGGCAAAGGTCCAACACCACCGCAACACTTCAACTGCCGATCAACGACAGTGCCAGTGATCGACTACGATGCGCTCGGTTTCGCGCCGCCGCCACCGGCAAAGCGTGCATCAGCGCAAGGCCAGGTGCCAGCTGATCAAACCTACGGTGAATGGCTAGCGAAACAAGACCTGCAGACACAAGCAAAAGCGCTTGGTGCCAAAAAGGTGCCGTACTTCCGTAAGCTATCCAATAAATACGGCCCCAAAGAAGCCATTGCACGCTTGGTGCGGGATGACGGCTCAGAGCTTACGCTGGAGCAACTGCGTGCACGATATGGACCTGCCAAGCCTTAGGCATTTCCGCAGCGAAGGTATCTACACCATCAGCAGTGATCCTGTAGAGGCTCTGATCGGTGAAGCATGGGTGCCAGCTAAGTACACCGATCGCGGCTGGGCAACAGCTGATGGCTCTACACTGCTAACAGGTGTTGAGGACTGGCGGTATGCCGTTGAAGAAGGGCAAGTCGCAGGATGTGATATCTCAAAACATCCGCAAAGAGATGAAAGCCGGCAAGCCACAAAAGCAGGCAGTAGCAATCGCGTACGCAAAAGCCGGAAAAAGCCGCAAGCGCAAGCGTAAGTGATAGCCTACGGTTGCACTTAACCCTGCGGGTTATTCATGTCCGAAGAAAACCAGACCCAAGAGCCTGCGGCTCCTGCGGTTGATGCCGAAGCGTTGCAGCGCAGCGTTGAAGCACTAGAGCGCAAAAACCAAGAGCTGATCGCTGAACTGCGTGCTGCCAAGAAATCCAAGGCGCCTGATGGCGTCAATGTGGATGAGCTGCTGGAGTTCAAGCGCAACTATGAACAGCAGCAGCTAGAAACACAAGGCAAATACCAAGAAGCCAAGCAAGCGCTAGAGCAACAGTTCCGCGAGGCAACTACAGAAAAGGATCAGCGCATCGCAGATCTTGAAGCCCGCGTGCGCGAACTGGAGCTGCTGACACCAGCCGTTAGCGCATTGGCTGACATCGTGCACGATCCAGACTTGGTGCTGAAGACCAAGCTGCCGGCAGACAAGATCGAACGCGAAGCTGATGGCACCGTGGTGGTCGTTGACGGCTACCAGCGCACACCAGTTGCTGATTGGGCAAAGCAATCGCTGCCTGCATGGATGCAGAAGCAACCGAAGCCGCAAGGTAGTGGTGCACCTGTTGGACGCAGCAGCGGTGAAATCCCAGCCGGCACCAAGAATCCATTCCTGCCGGAATCGTTCAATCTCACCGAGCAATCACGCCTATTCCGCACTGATCGTGATTTATACGACCGGCTTAAGGCTGCAGCTGGACGCTAGTATTTGTGTGTCCGCTCGTGATGGCTGCGCCGCATTGAGCCTGTTGGGCTGCGCCCACCCGTAAACCATTCCTTTGAGGATTCATCATGGCGACCCTTCGCTCTGATGTCATCATCCCCGAGGTATTTACGCCTTACGTCATTGAGCAATCCACCGTGCGTGATGCCTTCCTGGCATCCGGCGTGGTGCAGCCCATGGCGGAGCTGAATGCCACCGAGGGCGGTGACTTCATCAACGTTCCCTTCTGGAAAGCAAACCTTTCCGGCGACTTTGAGGTGCTGACCGATAGCACCAGCCTGACGCCTGGCAAAATCACTGCCGACAAGCAAGTTGGCGTGATCCTGCATCGTGGCCGTGCCTTTGAGGCTCGTGACCTTGCAGCTCTTGCTGCTGGTTCTGATCCCATGGCCGCCATTGGCGCCAAGGTGGCTGACTATGTTGCCCACCAACGTCAAAAGGATCTGTTGTCCTGCCTGCAGGGTGTGTTCGGCAGCCTGAACACCAACACCAGCAGCTCGGCATTTTTCGATCTGACCATTGACTCTGAGTCCGGTGATACCCCCACCGCTCTGAGCCCGCGTCACGTTGCCGAAGCCCGCGCCATCCTTGGCGATCAAGGCGACAAGCTGGCTGCCATTTGTATGCACTCCAAGGTCTACTACGACCTTGTGGAGCGCCGCGCAGTGGATTACGTGCTTGCGACTGATGTGACTGGCGGTAACGCCACTGCATCCGGCGGCACCATTGCACCTGCCTATGGCAACCCGACTGTGCCGACCTACATGGGTCTGCGCGTGATCGTGTCCGACGATGTGCCTACCGCCGGCACCGGCGCCAGCACTGAGTATGGCACTTTCTTCTTCACCAGCGGTGCTGTGGCCAGCGGCGAGCAACTCGCCATGCAGACAGAAACTGATCGCGACATCTTGAGCAAATCAGATGCCATGTCGATCGACCTGCACTACTGCTACCACCCGGTGGGCGCTAAGTGGGGTGTAACTACCTCCAACCCGACCCGTGCGCAGCTTGAAACTGTCTCCAACTGGAGTAAAGTTTATGAGCTAAAGAACATCGGCATCGTCAGATCGACGAATGTCAGCAATATGGATTGAGGATCATGGCTAGCATCTTTGAACTCGGTGATATCCCCGGCGGCCTTCTGCCTGGGCAAATGGGTTTGGCAGCTCCGACTGCTACTGCAACCCTGACTGCAGCCAACAGCTATAACACCATCATCCGTGGTGTGCCCACTGCTGCTGCTACCTACACCACTGCTACTGCTGCTGCAATCGTTGCCGCCATCGGCGGTGACTGCGCTGTTGGCACTACTTTTATGCTGGTGGTGCTGAATGCCTCCGCTGGCGCCAACACCATCACCATTGCTGGTGGTACTGGCGTTACCGTAAGCGGCGTGGCAACCGTGGCGCAGAATGCCTCCAAGGTATTCCTTGGTCGCGTGACTGGCGTTACCGCCGGCTCCGAGGCCATCACCCTGTATGGTCTTGGTAGCACTGCTGCTGCTGTTGCTTGATTATGGGGCTGTTCGCTTTCCGGCGACGGCAAGAACGTGAGGCTGCTGCTAACGCGGCGGCCTCTTTTTCTATTGCTGCGCCTAAACTAGAACCACAGGAGGTCACCGCAAATGGCAATCACAATCGTGGCAACGCCAGGCGCGGCCGACGCAAACAGCTACCTAACACTGGCAGCAGCGCAAGCGATCATTGATGGCTTCGTCGAAGACGATGACGTGACCGCATGGGCATCTGCTACCACTGATCAAAAAAATCGTGCGCTCTACACCGCAACGCAACGGCTTGATCGTGAGCGTTTCCTCGGTGCACGCGCAACCGATACGCAAGCGCTCCAGTGGCCGCGCACTGGTGTTCGCAAGCCTGATACCTATATCAATACTTACGCGGTTGGCTTTCCGTTTCGTATTACGACGGACTATTACACGGACACCGAAATCCCAGACCGCATCCAATACGCGCAGGTGGTACTTGCGGTGTATCTAAACAACAACCCAGGCGGCATGGGGTTGAGCGGCATTGAAGATTACAAGTCAGTTGCCATTGGCAGCCTGCGGATTGAAAATGCAGGCGCTAGCAGCGTTGCGTCCGGCGCTGATCGCGTGCCACCGCTTTTTGAGCGGTATCTGACTGGTCTTAGAATCAGTGGACCAGGTAACTTTGCTATCCGCAGGTCATGAGTAGATTCATCCCTATTGACCCGTCGTATAGCATCGGCGCGGACTTCGTGAATGATACCAGCACCTACAACGGTCGCTGGCGGCGCATTACTATCCTCAAAGGCAATACCAGCTTTGCAGCGCTAACCGCGCAAAACTGGACCGGCAATAGCATCATTGGTGAAGGGCTGCCTGCTGGTTTCACCATTGAAGGTGTGTTCACCTCTTTTGAGCTAAACACCGGCGGCGCTGTCATCGCTTACAAGGTCTGATCATGTCAAAAGCACGCGGCGGCCACGCACCAGTTGACTACACCATCGGCGCTGAGGTGATTAACGACACCGCAGTGCATAATGGCAAATTTAGGCACATTGATTTCTACGAAAACAGCACGATTACTGCGATCGTATCAACCAATGTGATTGACAATAATTTTGCTGGTGCAAGCGTTGATCAAGATGCACACTTGACAGGATACTTCACCAGCATTCAGCTCCAGAACGGCGCGTGCATTGCGTATAAGATCTGATGTCGCTTGCCACTTCGCTACGCAAGACCGCCAGCAAGCTGATGGGTAAATTTGGTGGTGTTGCCACCATCCGCGCTATCAGCACTGGCGTTTACAACCCAACAACCGGCACCGTCAGCCAGACCGCAAGCGATACTGCAGTGCGTGGTGTGCTAGAGGATGTAAACCTGCGCGAGGTGAATGACCTAATCCAAGCCAGTGACAAGCGGTTGCTGATTGCAGCGGCAGATGTGACCGCCGCGCCAACTACTGCTGATGAGGTGGTGATCAGTGGCACGACCTATCAAGTGATCCGCGTCACTACGATTGAACAGGACAACACTGCGATCACCCACGAGCTGATCTTGAGGGCATAATGGCACGCAGCATCCGCGTCGCTGATATTGGTAATTACGCTGAGCAGCAGTACGAAAAGCTGCTGCGTGTTGCGGTGTTGGAAACTGACAGCAGGGTAAAGCTATTGAGCCCAGTTGATACCGGACGCTTTCGCGCAAGCTGGCAAGTAGGCGAAAACAGCGCAGGCGGCGGTCAAAAGCCTGAAGGCAACTACACCACCACTAAGTTTGGAAGCGCAGAAGCTGCACAGGCTGGAATTCCAATCGAGCGCATTGGCTATCAGCAAGAACGAATCGGCAACGTTTACAGCGTGCACAACAATTTGCCATATGCCGAAAAGCTAGAAACAGCGCCGCTAGGTAAGGGCAGCAGCATCCAAACCGATGGCCCTGGCTGGGTGCAGCAGATCGCCAAAGATATTCAAGGTTTAGTCAAGGTCAATGCTGATCGTATCGGGAGGCAGTCATGAGCTACAACACCATCCGCGCTGCTATTGAAGGGCGCATTGCATTTGATGTTGGCACTACATCACCAACAGGCGAGCCGCCATATCAAGTCGCATATCAAAACGTACCATTTACGCCGCCAAATAATACGCCATGGGTGCAAGTGTTCATCCGCTTTGGCGACAACAACTATGCCACGCTGAAAACCATCAACCGCCAAACGGGCACGCTGGTGGTGAATGTATTTACACCGCAAGGGCAAGGTGCAGCGGCCAACTTTACCATTGCCGAGCGGATCCGCGCATTATTTGATCGCGTGACGCTATCCGGCATCATTTTTGACGCAGCATCCGGTCCAGCGCAAGTGGTGCCAGCAGCGCCGGAGCCGTACTACCAGACGCAGTTGACTGTTACCTTTGAAGCGTATCTAGACTGACCGTAGCCACTACCGTTCATTACAATGGCTGTCACTGTTTTGTCCGGTACGTCCGGCGCTCTTTACTACAAGCCCGCCGGCACCACCGGCACTTTTGGCGAATCTGGTGTTACCGTCGCGGCTGACACAATCACTGTTGAGCCTTACCTGAATTTGAAGGTTGGCGATCCTGTGGTGTTCAGCGTCATCAACAGCCAAACCGGCGGCGCTGGTACTGGCACGCTGCCCGCTGGCATCAGCGCTGCTACCACCTATTACGTCATCAGCTACACCGCAGCCACTGGCGTGCTGCAGGTGTCTGCTACCGCTGGCGGCAGCACCATCACGATCACCGACGACGGCACCGCTGCAGCTCCTAACGAATTTCAAGTGGCATACGCGGATTATGCCGCTGTCGGTCAAGTGCAATCGTGGGCCTTTGAGATCAGCCGTAGCGAGATCGACGTTACAACCATCGGTCAAACCGCTGGCCAATATGCACCATTCCGCGCTTACATCCCTGGCTTTGCTGATGGTTCCGGTAGCGCCACGGTCTATGTGACCAATGAGGACAGCGCACTGTCCAACCGCATGGTGGAAGACGTGCTGCAGCGTCAGCAAGTCGGTTGCGCCTTCAAGCTCTATACCGACAAGCAAAGCACTGAAGCACTGAGCCGCAGTATTGCCATGGATGCTGTACTGCTGACCGCTAGCTTGAACATCAACCCTGATGATGCGCAGCAGGTGGAAATTACCTTCCGCCCTGCCGGCGTGCCGACGTTTGATTTCAGCACCAGCGCTTGATAGCTGAACGGCCCTAGCTTATGCTGGGGCCACTTACAACTATTGCATGGCAAGCTCTGCATTGACGCGCCTTAAGAAAGCAGCTAATCTGCAGCCGATCAAGCGTGTCGTTACACTCAGCGATGGCTCTGAGTTTGAGTTCTATGCCACGGCGCTTACCATGGCAGAACGCGAGCGTGCGCAAGACATGCCTGGTGGCAATGACCCAAACGGGTTTGCGTTAAATCTGCTTGTCACCAAAGCAACGGATGAAACCGGCAAGCGGTTGTTTCAAGCTGGCGAAATCGCTGAACTCAAAAACGACGTGGCTGATGCAGATCTGCAGCAGCTGATGCTTGCTGTCATCCAGAACCCCGAGGAGCAAGAAGCCGACATGAAAAGCACTGAAGCTTGAGCTGCGCAAAGATAATCTGTTGCTGCTGCAGCTTGGTGTCGCAAAAGAGCTTGGCTACAGCTTGGCCAAGCTCAACCAAGAAGTAACACTAGAAGAGCTGCTGATATGGTCCGCATACTTTGATCTGCAAAACGAAGAGCAGGAGCGTAGACTGAAGCAACGCCGTAGGTAAGCCGTGTCTGTCGTTGCCAACGTTGCCATTAACGTTGACAGCCGCAATGCGGTCACTAAGCTGCGGCAGGTGCAGTCGCAGTCACAAGCGACTGAGCGTGCAGTTAACGGCCTTGGCGCAGCAGTCCGCAAACTAGCTGCAGCATTTAGTGCTATCCAAGCGGCGCGGTTTGTCTTTGTGCAAACTGCTGAGCTAGAAAAGCAAACGCGTAGTCTTGAGGTGCTGACTGGCAGCGCAACAAAAGCTGCGCAAATCATCAAAGAGCTGAAAGATATTGGTGCGGTAACGCCATTCACAAGCACTGAGCTGATTGATTCGGCCAAGCGGTTGCAAGCTTTTGGCGTTGAGACCAATAAGGTTGTAGAAACCACGCGCCGATTGGCTGATGTCAGCGGCGCCACTGGTGCTGAGCTGCAAGGCTTGGTTACTGCCTACGGGCAAGTGCAAGCCAAAGGGCGCTTGCAAGGTGAAGAGCTGCTGCAGTTCCAAGAGCGTGGTGTTGCGCTCCAGAAAGTGCTGCGCGAGGAATACAAGCTAAGCGGTGAAGAGTTTCAAGACGCGCTAAGCAAAGGTCGCATCGGCGCCGAGGCAGTTGAATACGCCATCAAAAAACTGACAGATGCCGGTGGCAAATACGCCAATGGTGCAATCGCTCAAAGCGATACGCTTGCTGGCCGGTTGAGCACACTGCAAGATGCGGTGCAAAACTTAGCGCAGCGGCTTGGCACAATCCTTGCGCCAGCGATGAAAAGCATCCTTGGCTTGGCCATTGATATTGCAAACCAGATCAACAATGTCTTTGAAACGATATTGCTGCAACGACAGCTAGGTGCAAATCTTGCGCCGGCAATGCGTGATCGGCTGTTTAAGCAAGCCGGGCAAGAAGCGCTAGAGATTGCCAAGTTGCGTGGCGGAAGAAACGCGGGCCAGTTTGGGCGCAGTGGCGCAATGATTCGTTCAGAAGAGTTCCAAAGGCTCCGCGAGGAACGCTTCCGCGATTTGATGCGGGCATATGGCTACGAGCAAGGCATCCTTACGCCGCCTACAGCTGCACCACCAGCGGCTGCAGCAACACTGCCTGGCTTGATGGCGCCTACTGCTGGCGGCAGCAAAGGTCGCAGCGGCGTTGACAAAGCAGCGCGCGAAGCGGAACGCCTTGCGCAAGAGATTGAACGCTCTCTTGCTGCTGGCCGTGAACTTGGCACGCAATTTCAGCGGCAGATCCTGCTAATGGATGCTGCTACGGATGTTGAAAAACAGCGCCTGCAGATCCAATTTGATTACGAAGATCGCGCTAAGCAAATTGCAGAGCTGAAAAACGAAGAGCAGCGGATTAACTTAGCTCAGCTAAACGATGAGATTCGCAGGCTGGAAATCATAAAGCTTCAAACCGAAGCACTTAAAAAGCAGGCTAAAGAAGCTGAAAAGTTATTCAAGAAGGCTTTAGGCAAAGCTGAATTTGGCGTAGCAGGTCAAGATACAGTTGCTGGCGGCTTGACCGATGCAATCAGCAAGCTTAAAGAAGAGCTAAACCCAGTCAAACTTGCGATTGACTCAATCGTTAATGGCGCTACTGCTATTGGCGATGCTTTTAGCACTGCTTTTGGCGAAGTCATAACTGGTGCCAAATCTACGCAAGAAGCGTTGGCTGATGCCTTTAAGAAAATTGGCGATGCGTTTATCAGCATGGCAGTTGAAATCATTGCCAAGCAGATGACACTGATTATTCTGCAGACCATCCTTAATGCTTTAAGTGGCGGCAGCACACTTGGCACTGCAAATAAGAACTTGAGTGGCACGGGGGCATTGTCACCTAAAAAGCTATTTCCTGGTGGCGTATTTGCCGAAGGCGGCTTCGTCACCGGACCAACCAATGCACTGATCGGCGAAGGTGGTGAGTCCGAATATGTGCTGCCTAGCAGCAAAATGCGCACCGCCATGGCGCGGTACTCAGCCGGTGCTCGCGGCCCTGGCGTGATTCCTGGCAATTCGACGGAACCAGTGGCTGCAGGCGGCGTGGCCACGATGGAACCAATCGACGTGCGCTACAGCGTGGAACGCATCAACTCTGTCGATTACGTCACCGCCGATCAGTTCCAGGCTGGTATGCGGCAAGCAGCGCAGCAAGGTGCGCAACAAGGTGAACGCCGCGCATTGACTACATTGCGGCAAAATACGTCACAACGCAAAAGGATTGGCATCTGATGGCAGACGCACTCGCTTACGGCCAATACATCACCTTGCGCAACCGCGATCAAACGCAAGGCTATAACTTCCAAAACTACTGGGTCGATGAAAGCGCACCTTTTTTAGATGTAAACACCGGAGAGGAGTACATCTATGAGTTCTTGCCGTTTGCCTTCAGTGGCATGGTAGTTACGAAGTCGGGCGACAACCAGCCAGCAACACTGGCGTTTCCCAATAACAGCCTCAGTCGCGGCTGGGCAGAAACTGCGGCGCTAGAAGGCTGGATTGCTAATGTGCGCACTGTAATTATTGATCCTGACGACAAAGCAAATTACACATTACTGATGCGATACGTTGCGCAGGTTGTTTCAGCATCTTGGGATAGCACGGCAATGCAACTGCAAATGGCATCTGTGCTGGATGCAGCTGGTGCTGATGTACCGCGCAAAAAGCTAACGCAGCAACTTGTTGGCCATCTGCCATTAACGTCAAACGTTCGCGTCGCGTGATCGACTTAATAGGCAGACCATACCGCTGGGGCGCTGATGGCAGCGATCCCGATGGCGCACTGGACTGCATACACCTTGTTTTTGCGGTGCTGGATCGCCTTGGTTTGCCGCATCCTGCCTGTAAAGCAGAATGGTATGAAGGTAAGTCGTTTGCCCGCGATTTACTAATGTGGTGCCGCAGGGTTGACCTGGCCGCCTACGATGGTGACGTGCTACTGCTACCGCAAGAAACTACAGCATTTGCGGTCTACTGGGAAAACGGATGCCTCTACATCAACCAGCATTTGAAGGCGGTGGCATGGTGCCCTATCGGCGCAGTGCGGAGCTGCCGCTGCTTCCGTTTGAGAAGCGTCTGATTCATGAGCTTGGTTGCACTGAGGACGAATACCGAGCCTTTTCTGAACAGGTCCGCAAGCATCCATATATCAGGCCGGCGGAATATGCGCATGTGCCGGATGCGCGAGCTGAAACGGCCACTATTATCGCAGTTGTCAGCCTTGTCATCGGCCTGGCATCAACTGCCGCATCATTCCTGCTCGCGCCAAAACCGCAACAGCCAAGAGAATCAGACGCCAAAAACAAACAACTCGCAAGCCGTAAAGGCCGAGATGTTTTTACGCCTACTTCAGGCTTTGACAGCGTACAAGACCTAGCAAGCTATGGCACGACTGTGCCGATTGTTTTCACAAGACGCGAAACACTGATTGACGACAACGACACCAAGTTCTACAGCGGCGGGGTTTTAATTTCGCCAGCAATGGCTTGGTCTCGGATTAAGAGCTTCGGAAACTATCAAATCGCGGAGATAGTTGCAATCGCCGGACAGGGCTACATGGAGCGCCCTGATCTTGCAGGAATCTTTCTTGGCACCAATGCCTTGGATGCGCTGTATAACGCTTACTTTGATTTTTACTGGAATGCTGGCGTTCAAAACGTACCAGAAGGCAGTCGCCTGCAAATGCGGCATTTGCGTTACGGCAGCTTGAGTATTGATGACGGCAAGGGTCCAACTGAAAACGCTTTTTACGCACCAACCAAGAACGGCGCTAACGAGGAAGCATTTAGCGGTGCGATGACGCCATCATCGCAGACACGCTTTGGTGTATTTGCAGGCATTCCAAACGGCACGCCAATCAGAC